GCTACTCAAGGTATTGGTGGATCTATTAATGGAGCTTCTGCTCTTTCTGCTAATTATAACCTTGGTGAAGGCGTTACCGCCGGCATGTCTGCACAGGCTGCTGGTAGCTCCGCTAAGGCTGCTGAAAAGCAGGCTGATACTGCCCAGCGTGTTGGTGAAGGTACTATAAAAAAACTTGATTCCGATGTCCTTTTAAATGCTGCTACTGCTAAAAATTTTAATGCTGAAGCTGCTGGAAAAACTATTGCTAATAAGCTTGCTACTGATACATATGCTGATAATGTTGCTTTATATAAGCAGAATTTGGATAATGCTAAAAAGCAAGGTTTTTTGATTGACGAGCAGACAAAAAATGCTATTTATCAGCGAGATGTTATTATGCCTGCTCAAGCTAATATGATGATTGCACAAGGTAATGCAGCGAATAGCTCTGCTTCTTATAGTTCTCAGCTTACTTCACAATCTGCTGAAGCTACTGCTCGTGCTAAGTCCCAAAATGCTATGCGTCAAAGATATGGTTTTGATACTGATTCTGGTTTTATTGGTGCTCTTGGTGGTTTTGCTGCTAATATTTTAAATCGTGGTAAAGCCTTTTTCGATGAGCTTGAAGCTGGTAAACATAATTTTAGAAAGTGGTGATTAATTATGTCTAACAAAACTACTGCTATTTTGACTTTTCTCGTATCTACTGTAATTCCTTTTATTCAAGATGTAGTCGATTTTATCGATATGTTTCGCACTGGCAAATACAACCGTGAAGGCTCTGAAAGCCTTAAAGCTATCTCGCTTGCTATGCAAGATGATCTTGTTAATATGCAGAAAAGAGGTACTGATGATGTAAATGGCTTTCGCCACGCAGCTGCAGCGCATGCGGAAGAAAAAAGCTACTCCCGCTTTCTGGGAAAGAATTCTTGATATCCTCTGTCTTGGATTGTATTTAAGGAGTAAAAAAAATGAGAAGAAGTAGAATTTCTCGTGGAAGTTCTCGCCGTAACTTTCGCAATCATACCTTTCCACGGCTCAAAAACCTTAAATCACGCAATATGCGTGGCGGTATCCGCATGTAGAAAGGCGTTTGTATTATGACTTGCCCTCATCCTTTATTTGCTAAACGCTCTGCTGTTCCAAATGCTAATGGAAAGTACGAGCTTTCTAATTTTTTATCTTATCGTGATCTCTCCGGTAAATCGTTAGAAATTGCTAAAAGTGAGCTAGCTAATAATTCTGCTGTTGTTGTTCCTTGTGGCCAGTGTTTATGCTGCCGTCTTGATAAAGCTAATGATTGGGCCATACGCTGCGTGCATGAGGCTAAGCTGCATATGCATAACTGTTTTATCACTTTGACTTATAATGATGATTGTTTACCAGCGGACCACTCGCTGCATCGTGAGCATCTGCAGCTGTTTTTTAAACGGCTACGCCGTTATTTAGACTATCATGGTAATACTAAAATCCGCTTTTTATGTTGCGGTGAGTATGGCGATCTCAATAGCCGTCCACATTATCATATTCTGTGCTTTGGTTGGTTTCCTGCTGATGTCCGGAAAATCTCGGCGTTGACAGCTGGCTATAACCTCTTTCGCTCTCCCACGCTGGAGAAACTTTGGCCATATGGTTATAATACTGTAGGAGCTGTTACATTTGAGTCTGCACGTTATGTTGCTAAATACTCCCTTAAAAAACAGACCGGTAAAAATGCCTGTATGTATGACGCTTTAGGCATTGCCCCGGAGTTTGTCGGTAGCTCCCTTAAGCCTGGTATCGGAGCAGATTATTTCGGCCGTTATTCTGAGGATATTTTTAAACTTGGCTTTGTAACAATTAATGGAGTTAAGTATAAGATACCTCGCTATTATCAAACACTTTTTGAGCGTAGTAATCCCGTTTGGTATAGTATATACAAGCAAAATAAGGCTGAAAATGCTAAGGCTGCTATCATTGATACTAAAAGGCTGGAAGCCAAGGAGAAGATTATTAAGCACCGGCAGGAACAATTCGAGCGTGATTTTGATAATTTAGGTTTGTAAAAGTTGTAAAAAGTTGTAAAAAGTTGCCGTTCCTCGTGTTATAATATATACAGAAAGCGAGGTAAGCAATATGTTAAAAGATTACTTTAACCCTAGTTTTTCCCCAAAAAATAATGCTCGTATCCGTAAATCCCTTGATCAATTTCCGTCTTGGACTGTATTCCCTTCTTATGGACAAGCTCGTTCCTATCGTGCTGCCAATGATTATAAAGGTGAAAATGGTCGCTATTCTTTTTCTATCGTTCTTTATGACGGCTTCTATTATCTCATGAATAAGGATCAGCTGCATCGTTTTAAACTTTTTCTTCATGCCGTTGCTCGTGATGATTCTATGGATAAAGGCATTGCTAAAATTAATGCTGAGCTTGACGCTCAGCTTGCTGCTTTAAAAAATAAGGAGTGATTTTATGAAACTGTATTGTATTTATGACAGAAAGGGCGAGCTCATGAATCCGCCCTTTGTCCAGCAAAATAACGCAATGGCTATTCGCCAATTTCAGATCATGGTTAACCAGCCGTCTACTCCGGAGCGTTCCAACATCATTCATGATTATCATGAGGACTTTGTTCTGATGTATCTTGGAGAGTTTGACGATAAAACATGCGTGTTTTCCCCACAATCTCCCACTCTGCTCCTCTCTACGGCTACTGAATTATTGACATCTCCCTCTGATACTGCTAAAATGTAATTGTAATCGTACGCTTGCCTGCTTTCCTATGTTGTGGTATAATACTAACAAGGCAAGTTGTAATATCACAACGCAATTAAGGCGCTCAGCGTAATGTTGAGCGTCTTTTTTGTTTTTATATACCGGCCATGCCGGTATGATTGTGCTAAGCTGCTGGTCACTCCGCTCATATCATATCTTCGTAACACGGCGCAAATGTACGCTTACAAAAAACGTTGCTCGTGCCTTGTCGGGTAAAGAAAGGAGATTTTACGCTATGGCTAAGTTTTATACGCTTTATGACGAACAACCGCCAAAACCGCATGTAGAAATTACGCAGCCTTCACTTGCTGATCAGACCTTTGCTGAAGAGTGTGATATTCATTATATTATTGCTAATTTCGATACTACCGGTATTGTAGATTCTGTTGGCGCACATGATCCGGCTACTTTGCAATATGGTGATACCACTTTACTTCCAGATTATGAAACTGCTTGTAATCTTGTTGCTAATGTCAACGCTGAATTTGCAGATTTGCCTTCCAGCGTTCGTGCTGAATTTGGTAATGACCCAAGGCAGCTGCTTGATGCTCTGACGTCTACTGATCCTAAGGTTACTTCCAGACTAGAGGAGTTAGGCCTAAAAGCAAAGGCTATTGTAGACACTAAGGTAGAAACGCAACCTCCGGTAGCAGGAGAGTCTAAATCAGATTAAAAATAAACTACATGCAATATTCACTTATGTAGAATAATAATCCTGTCACCTTGACCAGTTACCTACTTGATAGTAACTGGTCAAGGTGACACAAAATACGAAAAACCTTCAAAAATAAGCCTTTTACTTATTTTTAATTATCTTCGTATTTGATAACGAAAATGCCGTTCTCGTGCTTTTCGGTCGTTTATTAAAATTAAGGAGTTTATATTATGGCTCGTAACATTCGTGTTAATCAGTCGCATTTTGCGATGATTCCACAAGCTAATATTCGCCGTTCTGTCTTCGACAGAAGTCATGTTTACAAAACGACTTTTGACGAAGGCCAGCTGATTCCTTACTTTGTGGATGAGGTTATCCCAGGCGATACTTTTACTTTAAATCCTGTTGAGTTCTGCCGTTTGGCTACTCCGGTTGTCCCTTTCATGGATAACATTTATATTGAGTCCTTTTTCTTCTTCGTTCCGTCAAGGCTCGTATATGATAAATGGGTAAATTTATGTGGTGAGCAGGAAAATCCCGAAGATTCTACTGATTACCTTGTTCCTACTGTTTCTCTTACCGGTGATATGACTAACAAGCTGCCTGATTATATGGGTATCGCTTGCGCTTCCGGTACTTTTAATAATGTTTCTGTTAACTGTTTGCCGTTCCGCTCGTACTGGCTTATATGGAACGAGTGGTTCCGTGACGAGAACTTACAAAAATCTGTTAAGGTGTCTAAAGGTGAAAGTAATACAGTCTTGGAACCAATGGGACAATCTACTGCTAACCCTAATTATGGGTTTCCGTCCGGTATAAATAATTGGTATGATCCCGCTCCCCGTGGAAAAAGATATGATTATTTCACCGGCGCTTTGCCTTGGCCACAAAAAGGCCCTTCTGTTGATTTGCCTTTAGGACAGACTGCCAATCTTTCTCTTGGATCTTCTGATAATTCTCTTACTCTTTCTTCCGGATCTTTATCTTTAGATAGTCGTCATATTTCTGGATTTGTTGGTGCTCCTTCTGGTTCTTTGCAAGTTGTCAATAATACTTTGTCCGGTGTCTCAGATACTGGTTCTACTACAGTTTCTGTTACTGGTATTAATGGACTTGTTGCTGATCTTTCTTCTGCTACATCTATAACTATCAACTCTCTTCGTCAAGCGTTTATGCTCCAACGTTACTATGAAATTGATGCTCGTGGTGGTACACGTTATACAGAAAAGTTACAGGCTCATTTCGGCGTAACTAACCCGGATGCTCGTCTGCAACGTCCGGAGTTCCTCGGCTCTCATTCTAGCATGATGAATATCAATCCGGTTACTCAAACTAGCTCTACTGATTCCACTACTCCTCAAGGTAACTTGGCTGCATATGGACTTAATGCCCAGCGTTATCATGCCTTTACTAAGTCTTTCAGTGAATTTGGCTATGTTATCGGTCTGATTAATGTCCGTGCTGATTTAACCTACCAGCAAGGTATTAACAAAATGTGGCTGCGTTCTGATGTTCTGGACTTTTATTGGCCGTCCTTTGCTCATTTAGGAGAACAGGCTATTCAAAACATTGAGATTTATTGCCAAGGCAATGATGACGATAAAAAGGTATTTGGCTATCAAGAGAGATATGCTGAATATCGCTATAAGCCGTCTTTAATTACTGGCCAGTTCCGTAGCACTTACAAAGAGCCTTTGGACATTTGGCATCTTTCTCAAAAATTTGCTACTTTGCCTACTCTTTCCGACGAATTTATACAGGATCATCCGCCTATTAGCCGTGTTGTTGCTGTTCCGTCCTATCCTCATTTCTTACTTGATGTTAAGTTTAATCTTAAATGTATCCGTCCTATGCCTATGTATGGTATTCCTGGTATGATGGGACATTTCTAAGGAGTGATTTGAATGGGTTCTTTTCTTGGATCTGCTCTTGGATCTGTTGCTGGTGGCATTTCAAGTATCATTGGTGGTGCTCTTAGTAACTCCGCTGCTCGCCATGCTGCAACAGTAGCTAATCAGCGTAATGTCTATAATTATCAGCATCGCTATCAATGGGCAATGGATGATATGCAGAAAGCTGGATTAAATCCTATGCTCGCTGCTACTCAAGGTATTGGTG